TAGTTATAACTGCTGGATTTGCCTTAGTTATTGCAGAAATTACTCTCATAGCTGGTTGAAATTGTGGATCTGTATTTACATAACACGTAGACATCCTTTCTCCCTTTTAATTAGATATTCTCTACTGTTACAAGTTGACTTGGTGCAGTAGAAAGTTCATCAACATCTACAAATTCTAAACTTTGAAAACCATACCTTCTTACTTTTTGTCCTATACGTGTAGATACTTTACCTGTTTCATCTTTAAGATAAGAATGCACTGGATAGCATCCACTTTTATAAGATGCTTAGCCACACTTATAGGCAATGTATATATCTCTCCATCAATCAAAGTAAATTTTTCTACATCGTCTTCTTTGTAAGCTTTATATACAAAACTTAACTCTGATCCAGGACATTCAAAAAACCTAAAAATACCTTTAACCTTTTCTCTATCTTTATCACGTTGATATTTTAAATTAGGTTTCTTCTTTATTTCTTCTTTATTCTTCTCTGTTATCATATTCTTCCTTTTTAATATTATAGGGGGCTTTTAAACCCCCTATATACCGTTTAATAATTACTTATTAACCAATATCATGGGCGAACGATTTACCAGCACGCCATTTAATAGCGTCACCAGCTGTTCCACCAGGACTTCCTAATGCAATACCAGCAGTATCACTTGTACCAAGAATCATACCGATAAAACCAGTATTTTCTACAGCATCAGCAATAGCAGTGTTATATGCAGAATCAATACCTACAGGAATTACTTCAGCAGGTGTAAATGAAAATCCTAAAGCAGGCCAGACAAAAGCTGTATAAGCAGAGGTATCTATACCAATTGTAAACGAAGCATCACCAGTTCTTGTTACTGTTACAAGTTGATCATTAAGTTCAACCATGTCGCAGTCTTCTGGAACTTTTATTCTTACTTTGTCGCCAGTTTGGAATGTGTGGTTTACAAGAGTTGTTACAACTCCTGGATTTGCTTGTGTAATGTTTGCAATAACACGTTTTTTTGGATTAAACATATTATATACTGTCTCATTAGGAGCAATATATCTATATGTTCCAGCAGCTCCAGCTACTATACCAGGAACATTAGCCAAAGTGTTTCTTAATCTAAAATTAGTATCTAATGTTACTGCATCAACAGTAAAATCAAAACCATTTAAATTTAATTGTGCTGTATTTTGAATTCTAACAATACTACCTTCAACTAATATACCTGTATCAGCTGTAGTATATACTGGACGAGTTGCATTTGTTCCAGCTGCAACTGCAATAGCTGCACCAGGTGTTTTATCTGAAGAATCTATAAGAGAAATACCCCTATATGCTGTTCCATTGTAACCAATTGCAGATGTTGATTCATATGATACTTGTGATGCTGCTCCATGATAGAACTGCAACGCATCATCTTGATCCATACCGCGCTGCCAGTACCATCTTGTACCAGCCCACTGTGTATTACCAGCTATGTTTGTAAGATTATATACTTCTACCCAATCAATATCAGATCTTAAGTTAATAATCTTATCAAGGCCATCTGAAGTAAAATGACCCTGTTGTATTACTGTATTATAAGCCATGTTAATTCCTTTCTTATGCTAAGGTCGCTCTAAGGTTAATAACCCACAAGTCATTGGTAATTCTAGGAACTTCCGCAAACTTATAACCAACCGAAGCATTTAGTGCTAAAGGTCCATCATATATTGGAGGTCTATAGATAAAGCTTGCACTATATCCATCTTGCTCTATACAAGCATAGGCTTCCATACCAACGCAGAAAATGTTATATACATTTGCGCCAGCATTAGAAGCTGCTGCAGTAACTGATCCAATGGAAGATACCAAGAAACGAAGGTTTCCAATTGCACCCCATTCAGATCTTAATGCATTCATTGGTGATGGATACTGATTCTTTTGAATAAAACCAGCAACATTATCCAAATCACCTGTTAACTGAGTTGAAGTAAGAGCAAAATAAGCATCACGAACAGGGGCTGTTCCAAACTTATTTTCACCTTCAATATTATCCATGATGGTATAAGCATCACTGTCTAATAATGTTCTTACAACTGTATTAACATCTGCACGAGTGAGCTCTGATGGATTATCTCCATTTACTCCATTTGTGCAGTTGATGAAGCCTGCGGTAGCCGCAAGCATGTCACGCGTGAGTTGGTCCTCTGTTTGACGAAGTGACACGCCCAATCTCTTGGCTGCTTCGTTCAAAACTGGATCTTGATTTTGGAGAGTTACTTGTTCATTAAGTTGAATGTAAGTTCCATAGAAACTTATTTTCGCATCGATGTCGATAGCGGTTAATGTTTGTGCTGGAGGTGTAACACCTGTATTACCAAGTGGTACCATTGCTGTATTAAGAGCGTTATATCTCCTCATACGCAAAGTTGTACCGCCATTTCTAGGCATTCTTTTCTTCATGGCGGGGATTTTATGGATCATGTTAGGAACTGGTACCGAGAGCAATTTCAAACTGAAACTTTGCTGCACTGGAGCTGTAAGTACCGTTGTAGTCGTTATAGGCATATTTCTACCCTTAAGTTATAGTTTTACGTATACAACTTAAGCTGGACGAGGCTTTAAATCTGTCCGTGAGTTGGCGAAACTCGATACGGCCATAAAAGAGAAGCTAGCGAAACTTCAAGATACGCTAAAAATATAATATCATAGTTAAAATAAGAATTAACCATATTTTAAAAAAACAGCAGCCTACAATATGGAGACCAGTCCTTTATCTATCGTAAACTGCTGAAACTCTTTATTTTTTAGATATATATCTATTGGCTACTAATCCAGTAATAAATGGAATTCCTGTATTAATTATCTTATCTATAAATTTAGAAATAATAATTTTTAATGATTTTCTTGGAGTATTAGTCATAAATTCAAAATATGCTTCTGACTCACCTAACTCATACTGTATATTATAAGTTTTTTTTGCATATCCAATTAGATTTATAACCCTATTTATAATCCCTTTAATGGGACTGTAGTTGAAATAACGACAATAAAGAATAATGATTGGAGAAAGAACAATAAGCGTCTTAATTGCACCTTTAGAAGTTAAAACATAGTCTATGTTTTCATTAACAATCTTATATGTGCTTTTAACAATAGAAGTTAATCTGCTTTGTTTTTTAACAACAGTGTTGTTATCTATAGAATAAATACCAGACGAAAACAATGAAACTAAAACGACAATTGCAACCTTTTTCATATCATCCCCCTAAAGATTATATGTTTACTTTTCTATTAATATTAGTATACCAAGAATTACATTAAATACAATAGAGTATCCCGCAATACAAAGAAAAAGGTTAAAAAATATTGTGGGATAACGGACAACATAGAAGAAGAGGTTAATATTCTTTGCTAGATTCTTCCATCTCTCTCCATAGCTGTCTTTGCAGTTCGGGAGTTAGTCCATTAGCAAATGCATTTGCTTTAGTTAATGGTGAATCACCTTGTTGTGCTGCAACTGATGCTAGGGGTTTAGGTTTAAGGCTATTTCTTTGGGCTATTTGTCGTTCATTTTCAAAGTTATCTTCTACGTATATACCAAGCTTTTTTATCATTTTATATGCAGATACTGCTTTATTATAAATATCTGGATTTGAAGCTATAGTATCAGCCAGTTCTGGTTCTGATTCTCGTAATCTTTTAATTGTAGTTTCATTTACAACTTTATCAAAGTCAACATATTGAGACTTCAATCTTGATTCAGCTGTATTTAATTTTGCTTGTGATTCATATCTATCTAATGCTTCTTGTTGTTTCTTTAACTGCTTTTGAATCTTCTTATAATGTTTACCCTCAAAAAGATCATCATCACCTAGGTTTATTTCCAGGTCTTCTTCTTCAGGTGGTTTTTTCAATGCAGGTTTTTTATACTCTTGTAATTCTCTTAAATATTCAGAGTTTTCGCGTTCAAGACGCTCTTTTTCTAACCTTAAACTTCTAAAATTAGTTTGTTGTGGTGTCTCTTTTTCTGGTTGTTCTTCTGGTTGTTCAGTAGGTTGATCCACTTCTTCTTGTTCTATTTGCTCAGTTACTTCTTGTTCTACTTCTTCTTCTGGCAAAGGTGGCATAGGTATTTCGTTAGTTTCCATGTTTGTCCTTTAATATAATTGTATTATCTTCTTCCCCGTTAAGATCTTTGGCTAACTTGTATAAAGATCCATCAGCAAACTTTAAGACATATGAAAGTAATTCCCATTGATCGGGAGGAGTTGATGCCGCCTCCTTTTTCATATGCTTAGATATTTCTCTATCAGGTATTACCCAAAGAAACTCTATCCTTTCATCCTTTTTATGATACTTATAAACTATTTGATCATAATTAGGAGTAGGACAAGATAATCGCACATAAAAATAATTACGTATAACATTTTGCATTAACTTTTCTTTTTTAGTTAATACAACAACATAAAAATCATTCGCAATTACATGTTTATTATCTTCAATACATTTATATACGTTTTTTTCATAGTCCGATAGCTGGGCATCGCCCTGTTCTTTAATGCTATGAGTTGATTTAATATCTTTTAGAATAAGATCTCTAGATATCTTACCTATTGTCTCTCGGTTATCCATACTATCCTTATAAAATTACATTTTTCTTTGTGTCATCCTTCTTCTATATACCCTTTTTTTAGGTGTAGCTGGGACATCCTCTTCTTTACGTTCTTCTAATACCTTTTCTGTCTTTAAAGATTTATCATATTTAGAAATACTATTTTTTATTGTTTTTAAAATTGATTTTATGATCCTATCTAGATACATTTCGTATTTCCTTTTCTTTTTACTTAAATTTAAAGTGAAGGGCAAGTGATTGCAAAACTTGCCCTTCGGAATAGGAGAGAACTAAATAATTAGTCGCTGTTAACTCTAAAAAACTCTTCGTTAGAAGATTCTGTTTTAACCGATTGTTTTTCTTTAGGTTTTTTATATCGCTTCTTCTGCATATTACCGGGAGTCCCTAAAATGTTATAAACAATCTTAGTTGCCTTCTTATCGGTTCTAGGCATTATTGGCATTTTAGAACTTTTCTGGTTGCAAATTTTTATTCTTCTTAGAATTATCTTTACCCATTTGGCTATCTATTCCACTGATTCCATCATTAAGATTCTCTTTAAGATATCCACTAGTTTCTGGATATTTCTTAATCATGACTTCTTGAGGAAGATTGGCTATAGCAGATGAATTAGGACTAATCATGCTACCAAAATCTCCACCACTATAATATCTCTTTTTTGCCATCTTAGGCCTTTCTGGAAACTGTCACGCAATAGCGTAACAAGGTTATACCTCTAACCATTCCAAGCACAACGCTAGGAAACTTTTTTAGTTATACTTTTTTGCAAATCACTTACCTTACTCTCTAGTTGCGTAGGCTCACTAACTTGTTCTTCTTGTGGTGTTTGAATCGAAGTAGCCAATTGCATCATCTTTTCTAATTGATTGATATCAATCATATCTATTTCCTGAACAGCTTTAATTAAATTTAATAAGCTGGCTGTTCTATCTTTAGAAGCCTCAGCTTTACGCTCAGTAGCTAATGCCTTGTTCTCTTGTATACGACTCAATCTCTCTAGACCAAGACCCTGATCTGCAACTGCTCTAGCATGCGATAGTTCTGCACGTGCTTGTTGCTCTTGCATAGTTGCTTGCATTTGCATCTGTGCCATTTGTTGTTGTTGTTGTTGAGCTTTCTCCATAGCATCAGTAAGTTCTTTTTTATTCTGGATAGTAGCAGCGTTAACAAGTACATCATCAGGAATAGGAATACCGGCTTCTTTCAATTGTAATAACTGAGCAAACTGCATTTGCTTTTGAGTAGTAGTATTAAGACCTTCTTCAGCAGCAGCGTCATATTTACCAAATGCTTTATGATAAAACTGTGGTGATGGTTCTTCAGCAATAATTCTTTTTACTTTTCCTGGAGTAAAATTGGTTTGAATAATACCTAAAATGATCTTGCCTAATAACTTTTGTGAATAATCTAAGTTATCAAAAAGATTCTGTAAGGTTGTAAGTCCTGCACCTTGTCTAAGCATGGACAGCACCCCAGCCTTATCATCCATAGCAGATCCAAGCAACTCTTCATTAACTCCAGAAATCTCTTGTATCTCTCTTCCTAAAAGCTCAGAAAGCTGAAACATTGAAGGTGGTATCTGTGGTGGCATCATTTGCTCTACATCGCTCATCTGAGCATCGGATTTAAGAGCTAATCCCTTACCTTGTCCACTTAAAAATACATCTTTAGGATTAACAAGTGCATTCTCTTTATATTTTATTCCAGAGTTTACTTGGCTCTCAAGAATATCAAGCTCAATAACTTTGCGTCTATTGTATAGGTACTGTGCATCACGCAGGCCACGAACAACACCCTGAATGCGCTTGTCAAAATATGAAATACTAGGGTTAAAATATCCAACAACAGGAACAAATGGATACTTGTCTACACCTATAGGATTAGGTCCATCATACATAACGGTATTTTGAACTACTATAGCTACTTTAACTGTAGGTATTTCCTGATTCAAGATTGTAATTTGTGGATACATACGTAAAAACTGATCCAAAGAATCCTTATCTTCAGACTTCCATTCCATAGACTCACCAGTCTGTGTATCTACAAGCATCTTTTGAGTTCTATAATCTTTATAATAAAACTCATCGTATGAAAGTAAATCCTTGGGTCCACAGTTGTGATTTTCTGGAAGATATTCGAACTTGCCATCTCTTGCATCTTTAGTTTGAAGCGATAATATGTCACTATCTCTTTCTGGCAATAACGATATACATTCTCTCTTACTTAAAAAAGATCTCTTCCAAATAGCATTGCAATCGGAGAAATCTAACTTCTTAAAATAGGGATCAATTAAAAAACTATTGTAACTACAATTATCTACTTTAATATCACCTGAAATAGGATCAGATCTATAATCTACCCACACTTGTAATAGATTCATACCAGTTACTAAGGCGCCATGAAAAGCATCAGAGATCGTATTTAATACACCTTCTTGACCATTGAGCCAATACATAATTTTAGTAAACTGATCTGCTGTGATTTCATCACCGTTCTCAACTGGTGTGACTATTGTAGATTTTCTATTCTTACGTTGATGTCCTTCAATCATGCTTACTATACGTCTTATACGATTGAAACTGAATTGCTTGCGTTGAGATAAGGTTAATGCACCATATAGTTCGTTCCAGATAGACTGGTCTCCAGATTCAAATCGAGTATCAATATCAGCTTCAGCCCAAAAAGATTGATTAATGGTTAAACTATCAGCATAAAATTGATTCATCTTATCCAAAATATACTTACTATTATCAGTATAATATTGTGGATCGGGTTGGAATAAAGCCATAATATTTTCCCTCAATTCTCTTTTTTTAGATACATGACGATATTACGTATCATAATACATTATTGCTTATATTTTTTTAAAATAAAACTAAAAAAGAATTAGGATTGTACCGTAATACAAGAACCGCCCAGAATAAATCTGGGCGGAAGGAAAATTAGGGAGCTACCCTATTATTACCTTGTTTTTTATATATTTATGATTATTTTTACCATTGTTTTTTAAACATAAAAGATCATAAAAGTGTCGTGTAGGAAAAGTATGTAGATCTCCGAGTATGACGTT